AGCGCTGCGCTTCTCAGCGCCATAGGTTGGGGTGATCGCGGGAAAGGTAGCCATTAGCGGGTAGAGGCAAGCAGGCCGCCGGGACGTTGCATCTTGACGATCTCGGCCTGCACTGCAGCACCGACGATCCTACCGAGCTGATTGGCATTCGGCTCGTTGCCTTCCACGCTGGTGCCACCTGCATCCACGTTGACCACCACGCTAACGGCACCGCCAAAGCTGCCGGTTCGTGCAATGCCACCGCTGCGCCCTGGCATGAACAGCTCAGGACCGCGTTCACCGACCAAATAACCTTGGCCAGCCATGACAGAGCCGCCATTGGCACGCGGTTTAAAAAAGCCACCGAGTAAGCCACCGCCAGTGCCCGTACCAGACATGGCGCCAAACAGCGCAAAGTTGACGGCCACGTCAAGCAACCGATTGGAGATGTTACGAAGCACTTGCGATGCAGCATCTCCAAGCGTTTTGGTTCCATCAACTGCGCCTTGGATGGCGTCAACCACGCCAGACTTGATTGACATGCCGATGTCTTCGTAAATCGCTTTGATTTGTTCTTGCTCTGTCAATTGCTTTTTAAGGCTTTCTACTTTTTTGACCTGATCTTCTACGTTTTTAGCATCAAGCCCTGCTGATTCTTTCATAATGTCGCGGATCTGCTGCCGCAGCATTACCTCTGCTTCGTTGCCAACCAGTTTTGCTTGTAGCAATTCGGCTTCATCTGTCAACTGCTGCATTCTTTCCTGACCAACTTTGACCTGTTGGTCTAGCCGCTTTTGATCCTCGGCTGATGCGGTAATGATTTGCTGTTGATGCTTGGCAAAAATTGTATTTAGCTCCTGTTGGCGAACGGTAATTGCGCTTCGGATTTCATCTTCTTTTTGCAGCAAAGCAAATCTAGTATCTTCTTTATCTTTTGATTTGGCAATAATCAGATCTCTAAATTGCTCTCTTTTGGCTAGTGTTCCCTGAAGAGCATTGACCTCTAGCTGAATCTCCTTGTATTGAAAAGCAAAGTCAACCATTCGCTTGGCTTGCTCTGCATTGGCGGTCATGGATACCGCATTAAGAGCATTGATCTTTTGCGTTTCCATCAACGCTTTATTTTCTTGCAAGCGTTGTTGAATTACGACGCCAAGCAAGTCCTCCATTGAAATACGACTTGCTTTGCCATCACCCTTTTCGGCAAGTAGTGGCGGAGGAGTTGTTTTTGCTGCTGCTGGTTTTGCGGCACTCATTTGCCGCAAAGATTTCATGCGCCCCTCTAAAAACTTTGCTTCTTTTTCAAGTTGCTGCATTTCAAAGCGCATTGCCGGCAAAACCGGCACGCCACCACCAAGCACTTGTCCATCGACGCCTCTGATCTCAAGACCTGATTGCAATTTTAAGCCCGCTTTTTCTGCAGCATTGATTTCATCTTTCAACTCGGCCATTCTTGATCTGATATTAAATAGCCGATCGTTTGCTTTTTTATAATCAGGTCCAGCTAAGGCTGCATTAATTTGATTTACAACAGCAATTCCAAGATCAAGAATCTCCTTCATTGCTGGTTTCAGAACTTCGCCAATTTTCCTGGCAATACCCTCAACCCCATCAACCAACGTGCTGAACTTTCCGGCAAGGGTTTCGCTCTGCGCTATAGCGCCATTTGCGTATTTGCCACCTTGTTCAGTTAGACGTACAACGGCAACTTCAACCGCTTCTGCGCTAATCCGGCCTTTGCTGAGTGCCTTTTGGAACTCCTCGCCGGTCATCCCATACATTTTGCGCAGCTCTTCCTGCAGCGCAATGCCACGCTCTTGGAACTGCAATAGCTCCTCGCCTTGCAGCCGACCTTTGGCAATGACCTGCCCGTAAGCAAGTGTTAGCTCGCCAAGATTTGCGCCGGTAGCACCAGCAATATCACCTAGCCGCCGAGTTGTTTCAACTACTTTGTCAGCGCTAACGCCAAACGAATTAAGACGTTTGGCTGCATCAATAAGCTCTGCACTAGTAAACGGTGTAATAGCGCCTAACTGTTGCAACTGCTGGATGATCTGAGTAGCCTTTTCAACACTGCCAGTTAAGGTTTCGATGCTGCGTGTTTGTGTTTCAAGTTCAGACGTTTTGGCGACAATAAACTTGAGAGCCTGAATGGCCGCAAATGCTCCAGCAAGCCTGCCAACGGCTCCCTTAAGCCCGTTAATAGACCTTTGTGTGTCAGTCGATGCACGATTTACCTGCTGCAGCGCGTTAAGAGCCTGCCGTGCGTCAACCCTTAGCTCAACGTTGGAGACTGCCATAGCACCAGTTTACCGGCGACGGGCTTTGTCCATTGCCTCTTTCTCGCGTTCGCCCTTGATCTCGTAAAACGCTGCAAAATGGATGAACTCGGCATCGGTCAGCTCAGTCCGTAGCCGGCTGACCGTCATGCCAAGCTCAGTGGCCAGGAAGAACTCAAAAAAGAGCCAACTGTCCTGGCCTAGCCTTTTTTTGCTTCCTCAAGTCCGGCATCATCGCCCAGCCCGAAGAGGAACAGCTCCAGCTCGTTCAGCACGCGCTCAGGCAGCTCGCGTTGCAGCTTGGCTGCATCGGCCGGTGCAAATGCCTTGGTGCCGTCCTCCAGTTCAGCAATCTGGCACAGCATGTAGGTGCTGATCTCCAGTGCCTCATCAGAACCAGACAGCGTGGTGGCACGCTTGCGGTCTGCGCGGGTGATCGGCTTAAAGTAAAGGTCCAGCACCGTATCGCCAGCATCGTTCTTGATGCTGAACTTACGGCGCTGGTTGAGGTCAAATGCACCGGCGAGCAAGTCAACCGGGCGTTGTGCGGCGGGCATCAGATACTGAGGGTAAGGGTTCCGCTGGAGACGAAGTTAATCGTAACGATCTCAAGCTCGCCAACCGTAGCGGAGTATTCCGAGCTTGTCACCACGATGGTGCCGGTGATCTTTTTGCCGCCGGTCTCATCCAGATACAGCTCAACGGCTGCATCGGCCTCGTCGGTGGCTTGGTTGGCATCTTTGATCAGGTCCAGCTTGTCGCCAGAACCAGGGGCGTCATACATCACCTCAATGGTGCCTGAGCCGCTGATCAGGCCGCCCACATTGGCGCGGTAAGTGGCGCCTTGGGAGGTCACGTCCAACGACTCCTTCTCAACGGTCATGCTCCAGGACCGCACTGCAGCGATCTCGGACAGGCCGCCGCTGCCAGCTTTGTCAAAGAAGACAGTGCCCTGTTGCCCGCGATAAAAAGCCATGATCAGATGTCCAGGGTAATGGCGCCGTTGGTGACGAAGTTCATGGTGATGACTTCGATTTCACCCACGGTAGCCGAGTATTCAGCCGAGGTGATCACACCGTCAAAGCTGATCTTTTTGGTGCCGGTGGTGTCCAGGAACAGCTCAAACAACGCAAGCCCCTCATCGGTTGCGGTGTTGACATGCTCGATAAACACGTTGGTCTCGTCAGCACTGCTGGCGGTGTACAGCACTTCAACAGTGCCGCTACCACTGATCAGTCCGCCGACGTTTGCCCGATAGGTGGCGCCCAGTGCAGTGGTGTCGAGCGATTCCTTCTCGACTGTGAGCGACCACGACCGAGTGCTGGTGATTGTTGCAGCGGTGGAGCCAGCATCGTCAAACTTGACGCTGCCTTGCTGCCCTCGGTAAAAAGCCATGGCTAGAGATCCTCGAAGGTTTCAAAGGTCAGTCTGACCTGTGTTTGGAAGAAACCCTCCGGTGCTGGCGCAGCCACTACCTCGGGTCCGATCGGCGGGTCAAAATGAACACCGCTGACTATGACCCTATTGTAAAGGTCCCTGACTCGCTTGCCTATTGTTAGGTTGGCGCCCGGACCAACGCCTTTAGGCGTGAAGATATTGATTGCGACGACGCCAATAATGCTGTTGCTGCTGCCGGTGGTGCCGCCAAGGGTTAGGTACTCATTAGCGCCAAAGCTGACAAGGCACTGCACCCATGAGCTGTTGGGCGTCGGCACATAGGGCTGGTTGTGGAACACTACAGGGATGACGGGCACTGCCGCCAGCTCAGTGGCAAGCCGTGCCTCGATGGTGGCGCGGATGGTGTTGAGGTTTGCGGCGGCCATCAGCCTTGCCTCCTGATGCGCTCCCAGTTGGTATTGACAAAGTTCTGCATCTCACGGGCTGTGCGGTCCACCCATCCTGCCGATGCTTGCTTACTTGTACCTTGCACTGCCAGCGGCTCAGCGTAAGGCAGGTTGTTATGAATGCTGTAGTAGTTACCTAGCTTCTCCTGCCCTGGTTGGTAATTGCTGCCCTTGGGAGGCGTGATACCAGCGCCGTAGCTGCCCTCAGGCGCGGGCGTGCCATCGGCTGCATTCTGGCCAATCTGCCAGCTAACGCGGAACCGTCCGGTATCCACTGGGCTTTGCTGCTTAAGCCTTGCATCAGTCTCCAGCACCGTCACACGCAGCAGCTTCTCAAGCTGGTCGCCCATGTAATTGCCAATATCGCGGATGGGCAGGTTGCTCATGCTCTTAGGATGATTTCGTAGGTAATCGCGGTGTTGTCCTGCTCGATTGTCTGGATGCGGATGATCTGATGCACCACGCTGTTGATTAGCACCTTGTCAACTGTGGTAGGCGCCGTGCTTAGGTCTGCCGCTGCAATGATCAGCCGCTTATCGCCAGCCTGCACCAGTTCGTTCACCTCGCGGATATTGACATCCTCCAGCACGCCCCGAACGGTTGTGTCTGTATTGGTCTCGGCAATGGTGCCCGTTGCTGGGTCGTAGCTGCCAGTTGCGACGCGGCGGATCGTTGCAACACCGCCAAAGCGTGCCATCAGCTTGCTGGCAACCTTCCGTAGCGGGCTGGCAAGGGTCATACAAATACCTCGCTTGCGACAAGGCGTCCACGCCTAAAGTCAATGTCAACATCACTGCTGTGATTTGCCATAAACAAAGACACTTCGTCGTCTTCGTCCATTTCAATCATCCAACTAGTAACCAGCTTGGCCTCTTCATTTGAACCGCCGGTATAGGCGCGGCATTCGGTTGCGTCAATGGCCACACCATTCAAAGCCAACTTGACGCCAAGGATTTTGTTGTTACCTGTGGCGGTGCGGGCATCAATGCTGCCGTAAAACCGCAGCAGTTTTGTATTGGCATTGGTGCTCTTCAATCCAAAGGCATCAGTGGTGCCAAGCACCAAGCCGTTGGCAGTTGTGGCGTCAAGTGTCGCCGTCAAGCCTGTGGTGACGTAAACGCCTTCGGTTGTTATGTTGACCGTGCCAGTGTTCATTTTGCTGATCTGGCCACGGATCATTGCAGTGGTGTAGTTGCCTACATCATCTAGGCTGCGTGAAAAAGGATTGAGCTTGTATCCCATGATTCAGCTCCGGGTGACCGTCAGCAGGTTGTTATTGGCGTCATAGGTCATGGTCAACGTGGCCACGGTCCGACCACTAGCGCCGCCACGCTTAAACGTTGAGGTCAGCATGTTATTGGCACCGTCGTAGGTATTGACGATGTAGTCATGCGTCGGGATCTCAAGTCCTTCGCGGCTAACCGCGTCACCACCACCAGGAAAGACAAGTGCCATGGTCAAAGCCTGTAAGCAACGACGGTGCCACTGGTCAGCGTGATACTTGTGAATACGCCTTCAATCTCGCAGCTTGCCTTGAACGGGATAGCGCTAAGGGTGTTGCCAGTCCAGTCGATAGCAGTCAAGCTGGCAATCACCGAATCTTCCATTGCAACAATCTTGCCAAACCGGCCAGTATGCGCGGCAGTGTCGTCAATGAACTCAGCGCCGGGATACTTGTAGCCCATGGTCAGCTCCTGCGGATTGAAACGTTACCAGGTCCACTGATTCTAAGCCCTGTAAGGTATCGCTCCATGATCGGCGGCACCTTATCGGCACCAACAGCGCCATAGCCAAGGTTAGGCGTCACGTCAAGGCTGCCGATCTTGACGTTCTTGTAATCCTCCAGTCCGCTAAGGCCAAGCCCGTCTGGGTTGTTGTGCAGGTACGTTGCCAGCACCACCTGCGCGTACTGAATCTGCGTAGGGATCTCGGTGTCGGTGAAGTAGTCCGTCGTGATGCGGAACGGAAACCCAACCGCATAGGTATTGATATAGGTGTCAGGCTTGCGTACGCCAGTACGCGGCCACTGCAATGCCTGCGTATCGGTCGCCCGTGCGCCAAGGAACCGCTCACGGTCTAGCCGTTGCGTCGCAGTAAACAGCGCCCGGTTCTTCTGGTCTGTGGTAGCCGATGCCCATGCGGTGACATCAGCATCCTGTACAAAACCGTCAATGATCGCCTGCGCTGCTGCCAGCGTCAGGTAACTGTTTGCGTCGGCCGCGCCTGGCGTGGCCACGATTGTGATTGCCATCGTCAGGCTCCGTTAAATCTAGTGTAGGAGTTGGCT